TTAATCCTCCGGCCATGTCCAGGACGGCCAGTAATATCCCTGGCCGAAGTCTGCGCCTGCCTGCAGTGCCCAGGTACGATCGCGTTCAGTCTCAATACCTTCGATAAGCACTTTCCCGGCAAGCTGAAAGCAAAGGGAAACCAGTTGCCTCAGCGCAGGGGTGTCGCGTAAACGCCAGAATGCTTCCTTATCTATTTTGATGCCGCTTAACGGAAGTCGACAGGATAAAAACGACTGCACTAAGACATCATCAATGTCATCCAGCCAGATAGCGTGCCCCTGTCTGCTCAGCTGCTGCAGATTCTGAACCACGCGCTGCTTCTGCGCGACGGACAGCGCCAAAAAAGCCGCAAGGTCGACAAGCTCAATATTGAGCGGCACGCAGGGGAGTCTGATGAGCCGCTGGAAGGACGCAGGCTCTGTCAGGACGGTTATCGGCAGATTAATAAAAAGGTTATGACCGTGCGGCGTATTTTTTAACGCAGCAAGCTGCGCCTCAAGCAGCGTTAGCGACCAGCCAGCGGACCGATCGCAAAAAAAATCCTCACTGTGCCGCGTATCGGCCAGGACGCTAAGGACCTCGACGCCAACCTGACGCAAAGAGGCGAGGGCGACGATAGGCTCAAGCTTAATGCCGACGATGTCCTGAGAGAGGTACTGTAACCGGGGGGGCGTATCGATCAGGTTTTGCGCTGTCACTCCATTGTCCTGTTGTCTGTCAGCCTCCAGGCGGCCGGGATACCTGGCTCTAGTGTGACGAGCTGACGTTCAGGAAAACAGCAGGCGTTACTTAAATGCAACTAAGCCTTTTCGCAGCGCTAAATTTTACGGTAAAACAGGGAGGAATGTTGAGAAAATAGCCGTATTTACAATCGGCTAGCGGTAATTGGCCCTGAAAACGGAAAAGGCATTGACTCACCTGCCATTGACCGTATAATTCTTCGCGTTTCACCACCGCGAAGTACACGCTTCTCAGTGCGCCCTTAGCTCAGTTGGATAGAGCAACGGCCTTCTAAGCCGTAGGTCGTAGGTTCGAATCCTACAGGGCGTGCCATTATCACTTCCACTAACGTCTCTCAAAGTCTACTAAATCCAGTAATACCAAGCCATTCAGCTTAATCTCGCTCTCCCTACGTCTACTAAATTGTATTGAAATCCACACCAAAGTGGGGGTACATTCGGGGGTATATACAGGTTCAATGGAAAGAGATACCCCCAATGAAGTTAACGGCACGCCAGATAAGCACAGCTAAGCCTCAGGACAAGCCCTACAAACTGGCGGATGGCGGTGGGCTGTACCTGCTAGTTAACCCAAATGGGTCCAGATACTGGCGACTGAAGTACCGCCTCGCTGGAAAGGAAAAGCTCCTGTCTATTGGTGTTTTCCCTGATGTAACCCTCGCTGAGGCAAGAGATAAGCGAAATGAAGCCAAGCGATTACTCGCTAATGGTGAAGATCCGTCTGAGGTTAAGCGGGCGGAGAAACAAGCCAGAATACTCGCTGTGAATAACAGTTTTGAGTCTCTTGCACTTGAATGGCATGAACATAAGAAACCGAATTGGTCTTCCGGTTATTCTGACGACATACTCGAATATCTGCGAAAAGATATTTTCCCTTATATCGGTAGAAAAGCTATTACCGATATTAAACCAATGGACATGCTTTCAGTTCTGAAGAAGATGGAAGAACGGGGTGTCCTGGATAAGCTCAAGAAAACGAGACAGGCTTGCCGCCAGATATTCACTTATGCAGTTATCACTGGAAGGGCAGAGTACAATCCAGTCACGGATTTGGCAGGTGCTCTGAAATCCCCCAAACAGCAACATTTCCCTCATCTCTCACCAGCTCAACTTGGACCCTTCAGACAAGCTGTCGATGCATATAGTGGCAGTAAAATTACCCGCATCGCGACATTACTGCTCATGTACCTCAGTGTCCGAACCATCGAACTTCGTGCTGCTGAGTGGCATGAATTTGATCTGAGCAAAGATCTCTGGCTAATCCCAAAAGAGCGCATGAAGATGCGCCGACCACACCTAGTTCCTATTCCGAGACAAGCCAAGGAGCTGTTGCTCGAACTCAAAGAGATTACCGGTAGAGGAAAGTATGTTTTCCCGGGACGTAATGACGCAGGGAAGCCGATGAGCGAAGCCAGCATTAACCAGGTGATTAAACGTATTGGCTATGCCGGTCAAGCAACTGGCCATGGCTTCAGACACACCATGAGCACTGTATTACATGAACAGGGATTCAATTCTGCCTGGATAGAGGCGCAGTTGGCACATTCTGACAGAAACACGATACGTGGCACCTATAATCATGCTCAGTACATTGATGGGCGGCGCGAGATGCTTCAGTGGTATGCAGACTATCTGGATGAGTTGGCTGATAAAACCACCAGATAGGAGCTTTACTTATGTGAGATGAAAGTAGTTGTTCCAATCGTTCCAGTGCCCCATATATGTTGATATGAATATAAGTTATTGTTTTTATTTATATAAAATTTTTGATGATGGAGCTACTTATGCCATGTTTGGAACAAATATCAGAACTAATGTGGCATACCCTACAATTTACTGGTTAGGTATACAGTGAAGCTAGACATGTATACTTCAGTAGATGATAATTCCACAAAAGAAAATGGCTATGTCTAGGTTGATCCCCGAAAACCCGTACACCTCTGCGGGCTGGCATGGCCGCCAAAATCAGAGGACGAGAGGTGACGTAATGGGCTTGTTTCAACAAATAAACAATGAAAAAAATGAACTAATACATTTTGAAACTTTATTATCAGAAATAGCCAAACAAGAAAATATTAGTTTCTCAGATGCTTGCGCAATTATAGCTAGGGAAGCATATTGGCATATGGATGACATCCCATTTGGTGAGCCGTTTTATTTATATGATTATGATGTCATCAGTGGCTTTAAGAAAAGTGATGGCTTTTCAAAACAATCTTTAAGCTTCTTAAAGGATATGGCTCTTGGAGGGGTGTTTTCTGAGGAATCCAGCCCTGATTTGAAAGGTGTTTATTCTAGATGTGATGGGGGGAATGGATGGTATCGTGAATTTTATTTTAGAGGGACAGAGATTACTATGGCCTTTATTGATAGTAATGTAAATATTCCGCCCTGTTTAGAGAAATTTCGTGTGCGTGCCGAGAAATTGTTAAAGGATAAGAAAGACCGTTTAGCAAAGAAAAAAGAAAAGGAAGGCCAAATAGTAGTATCACGAGATGAACTTGAAAAAGAGATCGAGCTCTTGCGTGCTGAGATAACAACACTGAAGGGCGCACTACCTTCACAATTGGGTGAGTTTAGAGACGATGATCCTCTCTTGATCGCAATTCAACTTCGTAATTCTGAGTGGTCAAACTACGACGTGGATGACCGCAGGACTATACCGTCACAGGATGCGCTAGTTGCCCAGCTAAAGTTGGAATATGAAAACATGCCTGATGCTCAGGCTCGTGCAATCGAAAAGGTAGCATGCCCTATTAAGAGAAAATGACTGGCGACCCTTAGGGTAAATACATAGTCTATGTGGCATTCGCACCCTTACCCTGAGGGTAAAATAAAGTTACTATGATGGTTAAACTAACCCAAAATCCCCTTACCCTCATAGTTACTTCTCTCTTATTACTATTAGCCCTAATGTTGCGATGAATTGCATTACTTCTATGTCATCATTTATCTCGTAAACCACAAAAGACGTTACGAGGTAAATATGTCTCACTCATTCATTCGCCTTTCCGAAGTCCAGCGCCGTACTGGCTATAGCAAGGCCTGGCTCTACCGCCTGATGAGTCAGGGTAAATTCCCGTCTTCCATCAAAATTGGCTCGCGCTCCATTGCCTTCGTTGAAAGTGAAGTTGATGACTGGATTAACCAGCGCATCGAAGACTCACGTAAGGAGGTTGCCTGACTACGCATACTTTTACGAATAACTTGCGTGAAATTGCGATAACCCTTTGGCAGGATCGTTATGTCGCGACAGCTACCAACTAATTAACGACAGGTAAATCATCATGACTAAATTTTATGCCCCTACCGGGGAGGGAATTGCTCAACCTAAAATCGGCCAGCACGGCATTTCTACGCCAACCATGAGTAGTCTGGAAATGGTCGATTACATCAATGCCGAGCGTAAAGCGAAAGCCGAAGCAGAAGGATTAACTTTCCCATGCAAGCGCTATACGAAGATTCTACACAAACACATACTTGCCAAGTCGCCGAAGGTTTTGGGTGAGGGACACTCAGCCAAATTTTTGGCTCAGTATAGTGATAGCACTGGGCGTGAGCTTCCCTGCTACCAGTACCCTAAGCGCGAAGCTTGCCTGATGGCGATGAGCTATAGCTATGAGCTGCAGGCCAAGGTTTACGACTACATGGAAGAGTTAGATCGCCAGGCTCATGGCTACCTCAATTATTCAGTCCAAGAACTACAGGCAATTGTGGCTGGAGCTCGTAAGGTATCAGATGAAGACTCAAGTGATGCTGGCCGCCGTTTACGTAAACGTCAGGACGATCTGGTACTGCTCGAGAAAGCGGAATCGCTGGTTGAAAGCCTCAGTCAGTTGAAGCTCGATTTTATCGGTAGCGAATGTGATAAGGAGATTCATTAATGTGTGATGAGCAAACACTTAATCCGGTTAATGAGCTTGAGAGAATCAGGGCGCTTGCAGTTGCTGCCGGCTATTTATCCACTACAGGGAAAGAGGCAACACTGTTGTATGAACTTGTAGATTTAGTGGGGGAAATCGCCCGCAAAGCACTCGAGCATGAAGGCGTATTATAGGTTTCGTTACTATGGGTGGCCTACGCCACCCCATATTTTCATCCGTCCACTTTCATGTCTGCCAATGTTTCAACATTATCCCAACCACCACAGGTGTTAACCATTTCACCCAGCCTTGAGAAACAGGCATTCATCCAGCGCAGACCGCGAGGTGTTAGTGATGGCACTGTTCCCCAGTCAATAAAGTCAGAGTTTTTTCGATCCATATAGCCAATAAGATTGAGCATGTTGGTGTAATGCGCCCTGCGACGTTCTAAATTCCATCCCTTGTCTTCAAGATATGAGTCGATGAATCCCTGAAGCGAGGGTTGGTTTAATGAAATATCACCATGCACATGACGATACACAGGTCGATGATGTACGCTGACCAAATGGAACAGATAGGCATCAGACAGCCATGTAAGAGCTTGCTGGTGGGCCTGCTGAATTGAGCTGACATGATCGCAGATGTCCCTTTTCATCTCACATACCCTCGGGTGTATAAATCGCTTTATCGTGACTGTATTCGCCGTTCCATGTCTTTTTCATCGGCAGTTCACCTTTCATATACAGCTGGTACAGGCGATGACATCCTTTCTCCAGAAGCACAGGTGTAAACTTTGTGAAAGCATCCTTGCCGTGCGGGGTTATCTGCGTCTGGTCTTCTGTGAGATATTTGTCGCGTGCATATGAGGCGACACGCCAGCGAGGATCTTTCTCAGGATCACGTTGTTCGTTGAACACCCAGTCACGCTCGAATACCCACCACATCATTTTGTTGATATTGACGCCATTAAGAGCCTTACAGAATGCAGGGATCGTCATGCCTTTGGTGAAGTGTTTCTCCAGACTCTCAACGGTGGCGCTGAGCGTTTTATTTTCCAGCGCAGCGGCTTCGGCTCGTTCTTCGGCCTCGATAACCATCAGCGCCAGCTGTTTACGGCTGAGAGCCACCTGTGTTGACGGTGCCGCTATGGCATCACGCTGAGTAAAGTAAAATTCCACCAGGTCTTCGTGATATCCCCAGGCTTGATCGGTTTCCAGCATTTTTGCGTGGTTGGCCGCACCGCGTTCTGTCCACAGAGTCAGGCTACGCGTTTTGTTCGAAATTTGTGCGGGACTAAAAGAGACTCGCAAATTTTCCAGTTCCGTTCCTGAGATTTGGAAGTAATGCTTACCTTCCACGAAACGTGATTTATTGCGGTTGAAATTGCGGCGAATATTCTCCATATCGGTTCCGTATCCCGCTGCCAGCTGTTCAGTGGTTACTACACGTTGACCGCGATACTCAATGATCTGCAAGTCACGAGCCGCGACTGGCGTTAATTCAGTTTTCATTGCCATGTTACTTATCCTTCTTCAATTCGATCCCGATGTGTTTTGCGTAACGGCGCATACTGCGATTCAGTGGTATCAGTACGTTGCCGTCCCCGGTACTGAACTGCGATACAAACTGCTCACATTGCGCATTTTCGCGAACTGGTTCCCGTGTTAGCCGGTGCCCTTGTGCCAGCGTCAGCCCACATAGCCCTTGTCGAGTTTTGCTGCTACGTCTCTTTACCATCAGCGCACCCCCTCTGGTTTGCTGGCCTGCAGCTCTGCCTGCTCTTTCACGTAGCGGTCGTGCATGGAGTCCCACTTCGCCAGCCACTTTTGAGCCTCGCGCTTACGCGCCAGGATTCGACCTAGACGGCGAATGCAACGTTGGTGGGCCATGAAATACTCATGGGTTATGCCGCCCCGCTGCCAACAGTTAAGTTCTGGCTTAAGAGGATGGACTGCCTGCACATCCGGGTGACGCTGCTCAAATCCGGAGCGCTCAAATGCTTCTGAAGTCATGAAGAACGCCAGATACCGGATCGCCGTGTCTCGGGAGAAGCATTTTTTAATTCGTCCGTGGCGTACTGCCACGAACAGCGGGCCAACTGGCGTATAGTGTTTCTGTAATGCCAGGTCAATCGTGCTGGCGGTGCGGTTATCGAACATAATTAATTTTCCTCACTTACATTCTTCTTTTTCACGTAATCAACAACCTCGTTCAGAAGTTCGTCGATAATTAATTTCCCTGAATCTGTCAGATATTCGGTGTGTTTATTAATTCCTATGGCATTTTGATATGCGGTTTTGATAGTTGCGTCACCCTCATATCTGCTAAGCCCACCGCGTGTTATTCCTTCAAAGCGTAATAACAGCTGATTCATGAAGTTCTCATTTACTTCTAAGGTTTCAATTTTGTTTTCGGGCAGTTTTATAATCAGTAGGTTTCCACCAGTCTTACGTTTGAGTCGCGCCAATGCCGCGTTAGCAACTCTGCGCCGGTAGGTATCGATAATATTCATAGTTAGTACCCATAAGCTTTCTTAAGATAAAGACGAGCGATTACCTCGTAACCACACACCGCATAGAGGCATGCTGATCTGTATGCTGATTGGTCTTTGATAAAAGTCATACGAAGCGCCTCACAGCCAAAGAAGCGACTACCCGACCATGAATTTTTATTTCTTTCTGTTCATCGGTGTTAAGGGTGAAGGTTTCGTAATGATGGTTGTCCGAAATAATTTTCAATGAACCACAAACCAATGGCTCTACTCTCTTAATAAAAAGGCAAGGACGACCAAATACATCCATCGTATAAACATAAATGCCAGGGGTAAGCGCACGGCCACCGCAATCAACGAAAGCCACTACCTCACAGGGTTCGATGGTCGGCTGCATTGAGTCTCCCTCCATCCTGCAGCTCTGTACGCGGTTACCAAAGTCATTAATATTGTCAGAGCCAAACAGCATTTGAGGCGTTTTTATTGGTTGATTAATTGCGAGAGAATTTTGCATTTCATTTCCTCAGGGTGTGTTTGTTCCCACCCGGAAAGGTGTTGTTTATATTAAGGTGAGTTAATTAATATGTTGCTTGTTTGGCTTCGAACATCTTTTTAATGTCAGGATAAGCATCAATGATTTTTTTAGCGTCATCACAGGCTTCATCGTATGACTTAAAAAAATCAACCAGGACGAAATAGTTATCGATGCGTTCGTAAACGGCGAACTCCATCTCACCAACAAACGTTGTATTAAATTGATAATTAAATCCTTTCTCACAAGGCTGCACAGCATAGCAATAAGACCAGTGCGAATTTGCTGCTTTGAGCTTGGCGTGAATATCAAATTCCATGCTGTTTGGTTTTGGTAGGGAAGTTGTGTTCATCTCATTGGCTCCGTTGTTTGCCGATGAATGAATACTACAAAACGTACATATTTATGTCTATACAAATCGTACATTTATTTGAGCGGTTTGTACAAAGTGTATGAATATTAAAAGGAAATAAATTACATGATGTGAGGTTTTGCGGGGAAACAAAAAAGACCGCAATTAAAGCGGTCTTATAGTAAAAATGGTGTTATTAGAAAGTATCTTCAGGCCACTGGGCTGTTATAACCCTTCCGATGATTCTGCAGTCCTCGTTGCAAGGAATGCTTTGATAGCGAGGGTTTGGATTGAGAGGCTCCAGCCATGGCTGACCATCTTCACGAACATATCGCTTGAATGTAACTTCTGAATCGTTGTGAATAGCCGCCACGCAAAAATCACCATGATCAACAACCTCTGAAGGATCAACTAAAATGAGCATTCCTTCAGGAAAACTAGGCCTTGTTCCTTGAGGAGCAGTCATTGAATGTCCGCTAACTTCAAGCCAAAACGAACTGGGGCCTGCTTTCTTGGTCGAAGCAACCCATTGCAAAGAATCACGCTCAGTTAGCGCTGTACCTTGAGCAAACTGACCAGCCTGCAATGTTGTGAAAAGAGGATACTCATATTGCTGCTTCACTGGAGGATGAGTTAGATCGTCTGCAACTGTAAATGTCCCGTCAGGATTTAAAGTGGCTCCAGAAATTTCCAGTATTTTGAATATTGTACCTACCTCTGCTAACGAAGGGCTTCTCCTCCCGTTAAGCCAATGCCCCATTGCTCCCTGAGTTACACCCATCTTCTCAGAGAGTTCTGCTTGGGTCATACCAAGCACAGCTAGTCTGGCTTTAGCCAGTTCGTTCCAGTGTTTTTTCATGGTCTAAATGATACACCTTGTGTAGTTTACCTCAATGCACAATATGTACAATTTGTTTGATTGTGTAAACTACATAATGTACATTTAATTCTCCATAAGGAGGAATCATGAACAACCTTAGAGAATTAAGGCGATCGCTTCATCTTACCCAGCGGAGCTTGGCTAATGAAATTGGTCAAACGATTAGTTCTATTGGCCATTACGAATCTGGAAGGCGAACTCCTGATATAAAAACATGCCATCAGTTGGTAGAGGCATTAAGTAAAAATGGGAAAAAGTTCTCTATCGAGGATATTTTTCCCCCAATCATTGGAGAGTGACATGCCACGACATTGTTGCGTTAGCGAACCTTTACTGGTGGTTGAATTCAGTAACGAAGATGAGTTGGCGGGTGTCGCATGAGCATGGAACTGATGGTTAAAGCAATGAAGGTCAAGGTGGGAAATCCACTGCGTAAGCTCGTGCTACTGAAGCTTGCAGATAACGCTAGTGACCATGGCGAGTGCTGGCCGAGCTATCAACACATCGCTGATCAGTGCGAAATCAGTAAGCGATCTGTGATGAATCACATTGATGCTTTGTGTGAATGCGGCCTGGTAAAAAAAGAACTTCGCCCAGGGCCAAAAGGCAACTCAAGCAATGTCTATCGCCTTGATTTTAGTAGTGCAGGAGATTCACTAGAGAGGAGTGCAAATCGTTCACTACCTAGTGCAAATCGTTCACTACCTAGTGCAGGAGATTCACCAGGGGGTAGTGCAGGAGCTGCACCCAGAATCAGTCACTCTTTTGAACCAGTCAATGAATCAGTCATAGAGCCTAAATATAACGGTTCATCTGACAACGATTCTGAAAAATATCGCTCTTCCAAAGAGAACTATTCCAAAGAGTTCGAGCAGGCATGGCAGGCATACCCAAAACGTGCTGGCGGTAATTCTAAAGCTGCTGCCTGGAAAGCGTGGAGAGCTCGAATCAAAGACGGTGTTAACACTGAGGCAATGCTGGCTGGTGTAAACCGTTATGCCGGATATGTCCGTGCTACAGGTAGCGCCGGAACGCAGTACGTGAAACAGGCGGCGACGTTCTTTGGGCCCGATCGGCATTTCGAAGAATCATGGCAGGCGCCTTCTGGCGCGGTAAGCGGTCGACCTGGAGGACTGCCGGTTTCGGGGTTTAGTGAACAAGACTATGGCCAATCAGACTGCAACTGGTAAGCAGGAGAAATCACAATGCTGAGTATTAAACAACGCGAAGAGAGGGAAGCTCTGATGGCGAAGCGAGAAGGGCTTCGTGAAGAACTGGCGCTCGCTGTAGAACATCAAAAACCGTGGCAGTGGAGAAGTTGGGAGTCTGGTGAATGCCATACTGTTTCCTGCGAGAAACATGGCGGCTATGAGTGTATTTCCCTTATTGGAAAAGCGTTCCGGGGTGTTGAAAATATTAAGCATTCCCAGTGCCCGGAGTGTGTGAAAGCGGAACTGGCGGGCATTGAATCTAGTCTGCGTGCATTACGAGTGGCAGACCTGATTGACAATGCGGGGATCGCACGACGTTTCGAAGCATGTGAATTCGATAACTACCAGGCCATCAATCAGGATGCCGCCAAAAATCTCTCTTCCTGTCAGCGTTACGCCAGCAGCTGGCCTGAACGCCTGAAGGCTGGAACCGGACTTGTGATGACTGGCAACTGCGGTACCGGCAAAAACCACCTGGCAGTGTCTATGGCGAAAAGCATCATCCGCGATCATCTCGCTAAAGTGGAAATCACTGATGTTATGCGGCTAACCCGAGCGGTGAAAAGCACGTGGCGCCACAATGCTGAAATGACGGAGGAAGATGTCATTGAGCGCTTTGCTTCACTAGATCTGCTGATTATCGACGAAGTAGGCGTTCAGTTCGGCAGCCCGACTGAAATGACCATCCTGCAGGAAATTATCAATGCTCGGTACGAAAGCATTTTGCCAACAATCCTGATCAGCAATCTTACATTCGACCAGCTGAAAGAGACTATTGGTGAGCGAATCGTGGACCGGGTTACCGATGGTGGCCGCAACCGTCTGGCATTTGGCTGGGGAAGTTTCCGCGCTATCGCGTCAGGAGTTGTAGCATGACGCCTGTCTGGAAAAATGAAGATCTGGAAGGTGCGGTTATCGGCGCAATCTTTCTGCGTGGTGCCGACCCTGAGGTACTGGATATTCTTTCCAGAGTGCCTGCCACCGCTTTCTCGGTACCGCAGTATCGGGAAATATATACTGGGATATGCCGTCAGGCGCGTGGAGCTGGCGTTATTGACCCTGTACTGCTCTGCGAAAACATGCCAAAGCACAGCGCAATCATTATGGACTCGAGCCGTGTCGCATGGGCGAAGTCGGCGCTTGTGTCCTACGTTTCCACGCTGGAGCGTAATTCAGCTGTTCGTGATGCCGAAGCTGTGATTGAAAGGGCGCTGGCTGATCTCCGGAGTGCTCACAATGGTGATGCGGCTTTATCGGCATTCAGGGCTGCACAGAACAGCATTGCCGCAATTTCTCTCGAAGAAAAGACCGTTCAGCCAGTTCATATCGACGACATTCTTCCTGCTGTAGTGGATCGGGTAGATGCACGCAACCGCGGGCTCGAAGAAGCCAGAAGCCTCATGACGGGTATTGAAGAGCTTGATGCAAAGACTGGCGGCATTGAACCTACAGACCTGGTGTTTATCGCAGCGCGGCCGTCGATGGGTAAAACTGAATTGGCGCTGGATATCATCGACAAAGTTTCTGAGCAGGGCCGTGGCGTGCTGTTCTTCAGCATGGAAATGCCAAACATCCAGATCGGAGAGCGTATGGTATCTGCTGCCGGTGGCATGTCGGTTTCACGCCTGAAAAAGGCTGCTGAATTTGAAGATGAGGACTGGGCCAGACTGACAAACGGTGTAGAGCGCCTGACTGGTCGTAGCATCTGGATGGTTGATTCCACCGATCTGACAGTAGATCAGATTCAACAGATAGCTACCCGCCTGCAGCTGGCGCATCCTGAAATAGCGCTGGTGGTCGTTGATTATCTGGCACTTATCAAAATTGAAAGCACTGCACGATATGACCTTGCCGTCGGTGAGGTATCAAAAGGACTCAAACGTCTGGCTAAATCTAATAAAACGCCGGTGCTTGCCCTGAGCCAGCTTTCTCGTGGCGTTGAGTCGCGGCCCAATAAGCGACCGATGAACTCAGACCTCAAAAACTCGGGTGAGATCGAGGCAGATGCTGATCTGATCATGATGCTTTACCGCGACGAAGTTTATAACCCTGAGTCTCCAGCGAAAGGGATCGCGGAAATTAACGTGACCAAACAGCGAAACGGTGAACTAGGCACGATTTACCGTCGATTCTATAACGGGCACTTCCTGCCAATTGACCAGGAGTTAGCAAAGCAGCGTTCGGCGCCACAGCAGAAAACTCAAACCAGACGATACGCAAAAGATAGGCAATCCAGCAATGCAGACTATTAAAACCATTAAAACAGCGGGGGCAAGCGCATGAAACTGGAAGCATCACTTAAACATTTTAGTCCTCAGGGAATGCACATCAACGATAGTATGGGAGTGAACGATAATGCGTGATATTCAGCTTGTACTGGAAAGATGGGGGGGATGGGCATCCAACGAAGGCTCTCAGGTTGACTGGTCACCGATTGGCGCGGGCTTTAAAGGTCTGTTGCCGCAGGAGGGAAAATCACGCCCTTCATGTTGTGACAACGACGGCATCATTGTTGATACAGCCGTAGGGATGCTGAGAAAGACTGGCAGGCATGATGAATTAGAGTTGGTGATGCTTCATTACATGTTCGGTGTATCTAAGTCTACCATCTCCAGATGGAAGCGGTGTTCGGAAGGTAAAATCAGGCAAAAGATGATGATAGCTGAAACTTTCATCGACGCTTGCATTATCATGTCCGGAGCCCGACTTGAAATGGACGACTGGACCCATCACAGCAACGTGAAAAAAGTCGCATAAAATGCTTTTCGTTACGAATTTTACTCGCTATTGTGTTAAGAGTGGTCACTTCGACACACAGCTTAATCATCGAAACCCTGCCAGCAATGGCGGGGTTTTCTCGCTTCTGGCATAGATAGTTCGTTTGGTAAGGATATTCAGGTAAGATAATTTGCATCGAGAGATGTAAGGACGGGGAAGTGGCAAATTTACCTTCGGATTACTTTTTGAGTGCTGACGATAAACTCGTAGACTTTCTGGAGAAGCAGGGAGAGGAGGTAATTCGTGAGATTCAAACCTCCAATAAAATCAACGTTGAAAATGGTTACAAGCTTTTGAGCATTCAGATTGTTGGTATTGGATCTTCTTTTCTTCTTCTTACACAAAAAACGAATTTTGATTTTCTGACAGCGGGTATAGCGACTTTTACCGTTCTATGGGCCTGGTGCGCTATTTACTTAGTTCACTCAGGCTTATCTGTAAAAATGAGAGGCTTGATTTATGCCCCACCTCAAGCTCTGTATACTCAGAATTATAAAAAAATTGAGAAAGACAGTTATCAAATGTTCTTTGATGCTGGATATGAGGGGGCAGAAAATCCCTTACCTCTAATTCGGCGATACCGGCTTGTTAATCTTAATGATACTGCCAATGAATTGCTTTTAGAGAATGAAAAAATTCGCAATTGCTTAGATAGGGCGAGAATGTTTACTATCCTCGCCCCGGTAGTGGCAATGCTTATTTCTGCTGTTTTTTTAAGTATTCTTTGACTGAATCGGCAGAATCTCCAACGAATACACGTTGTGTGGCAAAGTCAGCAGTACTTTGAGATGGTACTGGCTTTGGATCTGCTGGTTGCTGAGGTTTGCTTTCACCTTGGGGCTTGTTTTGTTGAGACATAATCATCCTTTTCTGAGTGGTTACTTTTGGCGATTTAACGATATCAGATAGGACATAAGGCAACCATAAAAACCATGAATATTGCGTGGTTAGTTTGACTTATGTATCATCTCGCTCCCGGCCCTTTAGCTCAGTTGGTTAGAGAGTGTGACTCATAATCGCCCGGTCGCTGGTTCAAGTCCAGCAAGGGCCACCAGACCGCCACTAGCTCATCGGGAAGAGCGGCAACTTAATGTTGTAGTACGAGGTTCGAGGCCCCGGTGGCGGACCAATGCCGACTTAGCTCAGTAGGTAGAGCAACTGACTTGTAATCAGTATGTCCTATCCTGTTTCTGGCACTACGGTAGTTGATGGTGGACTGACGGGGCCAGCATGTTTGGCTTCGCAACTGGGCTTTCACGAAGGTGCATTGCACCAGTAGTCCCCCTGCAATATCGTCGAGTTCACCTGATTTATTCAATCCCGACATCTTATATGAAGGTCGCTGTGATACGGACCTGGCTTATGTCTTGTGTTGAGAATTTGTTGAGCCGCTTTAAGTTAACCTGCTTGCAATTAACTAGCAGGGTAATTGTGTTGTTAAAGACTCTCAAAATACTGGCTTTAGTGATCTGTTTTGTGGTTAGCTGTGCAATGTACTTTCATCTCTATGTAGTGATGAATAAGGATTGTATTGGGAATACCGCAGAAGAGGTGACCTATGGGCATCTGGAAGATTGCCCTGATACTGACTGCCAGCCTTATAGCTGGAGTTGTTATTTACATTGATGTTATCTCGGATTTCATTGCCGATGCCAATTTCCTTCACCTTCCTTAGATGTTTTTGCGTGAGCGCTGCTTTTTGCAAAATTGCTGTGTGAAAATACTGACCTTTGGGTTCAGCGCTCATCCAAAAGCATCTCGTGAAATCCAGTTAACCTCGGGTGGTTTGTTGGATGAGGTGCCTCAAATTCATCCAGTTTAGCGATTCTGGTGCTTGATACCTAGCTTGGAAGGCCATCCCTGGATATGTAGTGGCTTTGGCATGCTAGGTAAGGGAAATTAAAATGAGAAAAAAGACGAGGGACTTTACAGGCGACATCACATCCCTCGACAAAAGATTCCCTTCTACTTCTTGATTAGACGAGAACGGGTAGTGAATTTAGGATATTAGCAACTTAAAAATCAACGGAAAATTTAAAATTTACTTTAAGTCGCTGAAAATGAATAGTCTATTCTCTCCCTGTTTAATTTGACCTAACTGTTAAGTGGTTAGTACAGTGTGTTTGTGGTGAATCCTTTCTATGCGAAAGGGCGTTCCAGTCAACTTCTATCTGCAGGTATGCGCGCGGCTTTGCTGACTGGGGTAGAGTCACCGGGAGGCACCCGGCACCATGACAACAACAATACAAGTTTCAAATTCCTTGAGAGCCTGCCATAAAACGCAGGCCTTTTTTTATGGTTTCGCAAACTGCTGCTACTCTTTGAGTTGTGGGAAGTAACTGAATGCCCTGTGGTTCTCCTGGACCGATAGTGAATCAGCCGATACAGCTTCACTTCTGAGCATAGTTCTTACTCACACCTACCTTACAAATAGTCAACTCATTGGCCCGCTATCAAAAGCGGGCTTTTTTTATTTCAGGCTCCGGGGACCATCATCGACATGCCTAATTGTTAAATAGTCCCGAGGGCCTGACCCCTTACACACAGCTCCCGCCATTACGCGAGGAGATAGAGATGATCCGATATATGCCTGACAAAATCGCATCCGCAGTCTCGTATTGCGTGTCTGGCAGTCTTATTTGTGGAGGCGGCATTTTGCAATGGTTGCACGACCTCGACTGGAACAAGGTTGCAGTGATTGGCGGTTTTCTTATTGGTATAGCCACTTACCTTACCAACCTCTACTTCAAAAGACGCCAGACCAAGGCATACGAGAAGGCCCTCAAGAAGGGCTACATTACCGCTCCACCACAGGATAATTAACATGGCATCGACAAGAGCAAAACTCAGCGCCGCTATGCTATCCCTGATCGCCGCTGGAGCATCAGCGCCAGTGCTGTTTGACCAGTTCATTAGTGAGAAGGAAGGCAATGCTCTCGTGGCCGTCATGGATCCTGGTGGAGTCTGGTCGCTTTGCCATGGCGTTACAGTTATTGACGGCAAGCGTGTAGTGAAGGGCATGACCGCCACCGAGGCGCAATGCAAGAAGGTCAACGCCATTGAGCGTGATAAAGCGCTTGCCTGGGTCGACCGGAATATCAAGGCTCCACTGACCGCGCCGCAGAAAGTTGGCATCGCATCGTTCTGTCCGTACAACATCGGCCCCGGAAAATGCTATCCATCCACCTTTTACCAGCGAATCAACGCCGGTGACCGGAAAGGGGCCTGTGAAGCTATCCGCTGGTGGATTAAAGATGGCGGCCGTGATTGCCGGCTAACCAAAGGCCAAAAGAATGGCTGCTATGGGCAGGTCGAGCGGCGCGATCAGGAAAGCGCGCTGGCGTGCTGGGGGATAGACCAGTGAAACTTAATCTTTTCCCAGTCGCGATTGTAATCATTGCTGGCCTGTCAGTCGCACTCGTTAAAAGCTGTTCAGACGCCAGCAGCCTGCAGAGTGATAACGACGTTCTGAGAAGTGACAACACTTTGCAGGGGCAGGTGATCGCCACTCAGGCATTCAACTTCAATCGGTTCAATCAGGTTGCAGAGCATGCCAACAGGCTTAACTCCATGATTGATACCAGCACCGAAGAAGCCGTAATCGAATACCGGGAGATTCTCCGCCGTGAAAAGACCTGTGATCTGCCTATTCCTGCTGACATTGCTGGTGGGCTGCTCGAATACGCGCACCGTTTACGTTCCAGCGCAATGCACACCGATACCGGCAGATCTGACGAAACCGATGATCGTGCCCCTGCCGCCAGCTCAATGACGTACTGCCAGGCTGTTTTGTGGATTAAGCCGCTACTGGCGGTGATTGAGAAGGGCAACAATAACTTCGCAGGCATTAGGCAGATAGAGCTGGAAAGGAAAAACTAGGGATGGCTCATCCTTGAGCACACGGGTATTTCTGAACGACGGCTTTACCTGACATAGCAAAGCACCTTTAAATTCTAGAAAAGACTCAATATTTAACAAGCGAAGCGCATCAATCCCAAAAAAAAGCCCCCACAAGGAGGGCTACCGGATTCTCAGTTTCACATGCTCTTTTTATCGATGTTTCCCTGGAGTTGGCATTCTCCTGCATCAGAGTCTTGGATACCCTAACATTTTTTATCAATACCTGTCCGCCGTGTCTGGTGGTGGACTATTTCTCGATATTGGAGGCTATACCTATGCCAGATAAAGAATACTGGGCTGTTACAGAAACAAGTTACCGAGCGGTGAGTGGGCCTGAAAGTCTGGTAGACGGTGAAACTCTTGTAGAAGGGGCACGCCCGGTTATCCCATATCTGGACAACCTCTCCGTGCAACAAGAACAGAGAACAAAAGCTGATGCCATTATCGAATCTCTGCAGGAAGCGGTAGATGTTGATCTGGCCAGTGATGATGAAAAAGCCAGATTGCTGGCCTGGAAGCGTTATCGTGTGCTGCTTAGCCGTGTCGATCTGCGCGCTGAAAAACCAGGCTGGCCGCCACTTCCAGACTAA